CCCACGACGCTGGCCACAAAACCGACACCACCGAGCACGCCCGCGCCCGCCTCGAATCCCTCTGGGGCGGCCCCAGCGCTGCTCGCGTAGAGAAGGCTTACCAGGCCTGCCTCGCCGCCTGCTGATCGCCGCATGGATGCCCGCGCTTCATAAAAAAAAAGCCCCGGGAACCACCCCGAGGCCGCTCATCTACTACACAGCCGTTTCGACCATGCCACCCGATTATTTCACACTCCCGCCACCCCGCGCCAAACTGCCCTTACCCGGGCCTCCATCCCCCAGGCCCTCTTCCCTTACCGCTTACCCGACACCTCATGGACATGGCCATGGCAGGTTTTGCTGTCTACGTGCTCCTCCAAGTGGATACAGGAGTATCCCTGTACTCCACAACTGCTCTCCCTGAGGAGATCACAGCAGCCAACGCATCTCTAGAAGCCTACGGCAATACCTGCCGTTTTGTTCCTAAGAGCAGTCTACCGCACTCATCTACTACCTGATGTCCTCTTCCTCAGACAACGGCTGGACAGCCCTAGCCCACTTCTGCAACGAACTAGCCCCTGTTGTCGGCCCCCTGCTCGCGACCGTCGCCGAGACCGCCCACGCCATCGACCGCGCCAATCGCGGTATCACCACCCAGTCCCTTCCCCAGTCCCGTACCCGGAGTTCATGACCGATGCCGAATTTCTCGAACACGTACGCGGTATCTGCGCCACCAAGGCCTGCTACAGCACCTCCGCCGAAGCCAAAGCGATGATGCGCAGGCGCCAGTTCCCCGGCAGGCCTTATGCCTGCCCCTGGTGCGACTTTTGGCACATCACGACCCTTGACCGAGTCCGCAGCAAAGCGTTCTCCCGTCGCCTTAAAACTATCCGCTCTCTGGAGCTTGAAGACCCATGCGCTATTCCTTCTTAATGTTTTGCATATCGCTGTTGACTGGGTGTGCTTCTAGTTATCACCCGTTTCCGCAGACAGAAACACTGAAGTTCGACTACTCTATTACAGAGCCCCGTCCTTGTATAGACCCGGCAGTGCCTGGTTTAGCATTTTCATCATCTATTTAGTATGACTGAACAACAGCAGCATCTCAGCAGCCCGCCTCAAGAGCTGCGAGGCAAATGGAGAAGAGAAGCTCCACTACTCCCTATCCCATTCTCTGATTATCTAATTGCCCAGGCTGCTCAATGGGCCTGGGACCAGCGCGAGCCAGAGATTCAGGCCGCTGCAGATGCTGAGCTGGAGGCGTGTATTGACGTACTTGGCGGCCAATGGGAATGGGACATATTGTCCCAATGCACTGGCTGGAAGGAGTTTCGTGATCAATCAGAGGAAATACTCCGCGCCGCCCGACGCCCCAAGCCGCCGAGCTTGAAGGAGCAGGCGATTGGGCTTTTCAAGCACAGAGAACTTCACAGAGACATGGTGTTCAACCCTCAAGACGTAAACACCATTCTCCAAGCCCTGGAGGCCCTTCCCGATGGGTAAAACGCTTCCCTCGCTTCCAACGCGAATCGAAATGACCGAGATCGCCCAACCGGGCCTATTTATGGAAACGCCCGAAATCATCCAACCAGACCCGGCTCATGCCTATGCCGCTCTTGCCAGGCATGTTACTGCTATTGATATAGCGCTCAAGTGTAGGAACGCCCACCAGACCAGGATGATAGACATCGCTACGTTCAAGGACGTTCAAGGACTGATCAGGGCTGAAGTCGAAGAAAATCGCTACGTTCAAGGACTGATCAGGGCGGAAGTCGAAGCAGCCATGGAAGTTATTCATCGCTACGAGAGCTGTGACTGACCTCATCTCACTCTTGACTAACCCTCTTCAATATAAAACCTACTGTTTTTCCTGTGATTACCATGGACAACGATTCTAAACAGCTTGCTAATCTCTTTGCCGATCTTATCGGAGATAAAAACCTTAGTGAAGCCTTAGAAGATGGGCGCGAATTCACCTTCAAACCTCTACTAAATATTACAACTTATGAACTGGCCCTGTGCTTATGCTTCTTACTTATGCCACTAGCAGATCTAGGGCCTGCGGGACCGGAAGATTATTTTCAAACAATAAGAAAAATGCAAACCACATTTGACGCATTGCCTCCTGAAGTGCAAAGGCACTTTCATGTACATCCGATCTCCTCGTGATTTCCATGAACAATGATTCTAAACCACTCTCTCACTCTCTCCCGCCATGTCAGAACTAACCACCGCAACAACATTCCAAGAGCGCATGTTCGAACGTGTGCGCGAATCCCTTTCGGAGCTACTAACACCTGAAGAAGCCAAGGCTTTAGTCGAGAAAGCAATTGAGGAAAGCCTCTTCCAGGGGAAGTTAGTGCGTGGAGATTACCGTACACCGGACAGATACCTCCCTTCTCGTTTCGAGGAGCTAGTAAAAGAAGCCACCGAGCCCGTGCTTAGAGCAGCAGTAGCAGACTGGCTAGCTGAGCACCACGAAGAAGTTAAAGCCTCAATTCAAGGTGTCGTTGAAGGGGGCATCGCGTCTACAGTGGTCAAGGTATTCCGCGAAGAGATGCGTTCGCCTATGTATGAAGTTGGCGGAAAGCTGCAGCAAGTTATCAACAAGCTGGGAGGCATCTGATGGCTGACTTATCTCCCGCCGCGCAAGCAGTGCTGGATGCCATGTACGAATTACATATAGATTTTGGCGAGGAAAACCATGCCCTTGCCGCCGCCCTGGAAGAGCAACTCGCGCAAGACAAGCCAGCCCCCATGAGTAGCGATCTTGAGGTTGCGGTTCTCACTGAGCGGATCAGGATGCTTCGAAAAATTGTTGAATTAAATGAGCTATATTATCCACCGCGATTTATCATGGCGGTCAATACATCACCTGGCGTTCGTGCTAGGGCTAACCGAGATCCAGGATTTTAACTATGACTGATTGGAGAGAGCGGTGCGCTGAGCTGGCTGATCGCCTAGACGACGCGCTGACCTATACGGTCCAAAGTGACACTGAGCGAAGCATGAGACAACTGATCGCCCGTACTCGCGCCGAGCTGGCCCAGTCCGAGCCAGAGGCACTCACCGTGCAGGAATGCAACGACATGCGCAAACACAGGGAAAATTACATCTATGAATACTGTGACGGCGACATAGAGCTAGACGGCTGCTTCTCTAGGGAGGATCTGCTTGAGCTGGCTAGAACCATTCCTGCAAATCCGCGACCACCTGAATCATGAGCCAACCCACTTCGATCTCGTTTCGTGCGCTGTGCGCTGAGCTGCTGCAAGCTATTGATGATGACGTGGTTGACGTTGCTGACGGCCCAAGATTTCAAGCCGTTGTAGACCGCACTCGTGCCGAACTGGCCCAGCCCGAGCCGGAGCCCCCCAAGCCGGGGGATAGTGAGATTGATGAAGAGGTGGTGTCGTTAATCCCGTGGCTCCTGGAGAAAGCCGTACAAGCTGCTGATGCTGACCAATCTTATGCGGCCGGGAAACTCACCCTGGCCGCGCAACTACTGGGAGAGCGCCACCCCGCCGCCCAGCGCGAGCCGGAGCCGATCGCTGAGCGGCCCTGGGAGCGCGAGGGGTGGTGTGATGACAACGGTTGGTGCTGGGGTTTTGACGCGGACGACACAGACCCTTGTTGGGTTTTTGATAAGCCAGAGTCCTGGTCATGCTGGACTCACTCGCTCCCCCATAATGCCCTACCCCTGCCAACCCCATTGGAGATGAATCCATGACCCGCACGATCACACTTTCTGACGACCACTGGCAAACGATCAGTGACGCCCTGTCTGATTTTTGCGACGAAGGGCCGCCAGACTCACCATGGAAAAGCCCCGGTTTAGAGGCTGCTCAAGCGGCACTGGACGCAGCTTTAGCCCAGCCCGAGTGGCCTGTTCAAGATGACAAGACCCTCAAGTCGATCAGAGAGACTACGCCACGCTATCGAATGTCTGTCATTGTTAGGACAAATGACAGTGCTATTGATACCAGGATGATTGTCATTGGGAAAGCACTCGATCTGAGTAAGGAGATTCTTGAATCCGTTTCACTCCCGGAACGACTACCACCCTTTCTCTACTCTCCCGCAACCATTGCGGAATGTGCTGGAGGCCCCTGTCAGCAAGGCCCCGAATATTGCGATTGTGGCGCCATCCCCTGACCCCCCCCCCTGGAATCCCCGAGTACGCGCCATCCCCTGAGCCGCCTTCAACCAATTCAAGAACAGCCCATAGACACACCCAGATCCGAATGCTATGCTTGACCTAGCTTGACCTAGCTTGACCGTCCCCTACTGCTGCGCCTACCGTGGACAGCGATCAGCTCTTTACGAGCAACGTCACCATCAATGACCCCGGCTACTCCAATGGCCACTTATGGGGCATGGGCCCTGGCTTCGGCTCCAACGCCGAAGCAGCATGGAAAACGGGCCACACGGGATCAAGGGATGTTTATGTGGGAATTATTGACACAGGGGTGGATTTTACCCACCCAGATTTGGCTGCGAATATATGGCGCAATCCCTTCGAGGTAGAAGGAGACGGAATTGATAATGATGGAAATGGCTACATTGATGACATTCGCGGTTGGGATTTCGATAAAAACGACAATACAATTTACGATGGACCACAGGACGGCCACGGCACCCATGTAGCTGGCATCATCGGGGCTGTTGGCGGCAATGGCGAAGGGGTGGTTGGAGTGGCCCCCAACGTGAAGATTATCCCCCTCAAATTCATAGGGAATCACGGCGGGACGACCATTGGGGTCCAGAGGGCCTTGGATTACCTGTCGGATCTAAAGCGTCGTCATGGTCTAAACATCGTAGCCAGTAACAACTCATGGGGCGGTGGAACAGCCCCTTGGATGGAAAACGCCGTGGCAAGAGCCGCGCAAGCGGGCATTCTCTTCGTTGCGGCTGCCGGCAATGCCGGTCGGGACAGCGATGTTGTCCCCTCCTACCCATCGGGGATCAGCACCCTAGGAAGGGTCGGCTACGAGGCCGTCATCTCTGTAACAGGATTAGATAGCAACGGCAATCAACACTTCAATTATGGAAAGACAACAGTAGATTTGGGTGCTCCATCTACCGGCATTTACTCCACCCTGCCAGGGAACAATTACAGTACCCTAAGCGGCACTTCCATGGCCACGCCGCATGTTACGGGGGCGATTGCTCTTTACGCCGCAAAGCATCCCAATGCTAGTGCTCAACAGATTCGAGAAGCGTTGCTGGCAAGTACCACTCCAACAGCCTCGTTGGTGGGCAAAACGGCGACAGGCGGTCGGCTGAATGTGAATGAATTTCTGAACACTCCACCAACTGGTGCTTTCCCGGCTCCAACACCAGCTCCGGCACCTGCTCCAACTCCAGCTCCAACACCGGCCCCGGTGCCAACCCCACCCCCTGCTCCCGCTCCAGCTCCTGCTCCCGCTCCAGCTCCAGCACCTCCAACGCCAGCCCCTGTGCCGGGAGCACTGGTGCCGGTAGAGGTCACGGCAATAGATCTTGATGGTTTTAGTGCTTCCCCAACCTTTGAACAGGTGGGGAATGCGTTTGATGGCAATGTGGGCACCAAGTATTTGAACATTGGGGGGGCTCGGTCGGGCATTGAGCTGCGCTTTGCGACCCCAACACGTCTGGGCTCGTTCTCTCTCACCACTGCCAATGATGTGCCTGAGAGGGATCCGACCTCTTACCAGATCTATGGCCTCAACGGCAGCTCCTGGCAGATGCTCACTTCAGGTGCTTTGCAACTGCCCGCCGCAAGGCTTAGCGATTCCTCTGCTATTGCACTTCCAAGCCTTCCTTCTTTGACGCAGTATCGGGTGATTTTCCCGACGCTTAAAGGAGAGAACCAGATGATGCAGATTGCCGAGCTTAAGCTTTTTGGCAGTCAATCCACCACGCCAGGACCCTCACCAGCGCCACCCGCTCCCACCCCAGCGCCGCCTACTCCTGCACCACCGGCACCAGCGCCGCCAACACCAGCCCCCGCGCCAGTTCCGCCATCGCCGGCACCGGGGCTTCTCCCCTCGCCCGTAGGAATTACAGCAATAGATCTTGATGGTTTTACTGCTTCACCGGTGTTCGAGCAGGTGGGGAATGCGTTTGATAATAATCCCGTAACAAAGTATTTGAATATCGGAGGTAGCAACGCTGGTATTGAGTTCAGCTACTTAATACCAACCCGCATCACTGGGTTCAGGGTAACCACGGCGAATGACATGCCCGGCAGGGATCCGTCCTCTTACCAGATCTATGGGCAGAGAAATGGATCCTGGGATCTTATCATCTCGGGCGGCCTTCAGCTGCCCACTGCACGACATACGGAAGCTCCAGCCGTCTCCCTAGATGGTCTGTTCGCATTTACCACATATCGCCTGGTGTTTCCAACCCTCAAGACAGCCGGCAACATGATGCAACTCGCCGACCTGAAGCTCTACGGCACCCAGGCCAGCCCCACCACAATGTCCGATCCAGCCACAAGCCCCCCGAGTACGGACTGGCTTGTATAGCGCAGCACCAACCGATTCACGAACAGTGCATGGACGCACCCACATCCGAATGCTATGCTTGAACCAAGTTCACCCGTCCCAAAATGCTCACGGCTATTCGTGACTTCTCGCGGTCGGTGAGCCGAGATGTGGAGCGTTTCTTGAAGGCTCTCCGCACAATCGAGCGTCTGCCCGCCCTCCTGGCAGAAAATCACACCGCCCTCTTACGTCACATGTCCGCCCTTACCCAAATCCTGTCCGGCGTTGAGTTCCTCATCTCCGAGAACGCCTCCCTGAAGGCTGCCCTCGGTGAATCCGGCCTCGCCAACTCCGCTCTCCAAGCTGAACTGGCCGCCGCCGCTGAGCGCTTCCAGACCCTCGTGTCCGCGGAAGTCGCTGAAGACGAAATGGAAACCCGCATCCTCGGCCGCCTCGCCGAAGTGCTGCCCCAGCCCCCTGTGGCCGACGAGCCTGTCGCTGACGAGCCTGTCGCTGACGAGCCTGTCGCTGACGCAGACCCCGAGGCCTGATCCGCAGCCTGTTGACTGCACTGGGGGCCCCGCGCCCCCTTTTTGCTAGCTATTCGCACTTTGGTACAGCTCCATGTCGGACCCCGCTCCCATGCAGTTAACCCTTTACCAATCCTTTGAACTAGAAAGAATGTGCCGCACAGTAGATGAAACCAACGATATAGCCACCCTACGCAAACTATGCAAAGACACCCTCCGGGCCTGGCAAATGCAAAAAGCCGCCACAGCATGGGCCATGCGCCAAGGGCTGTAGCTGTTTAATATACTGAATATACAGCATCTACGCACATGCGCACAATCAATCCCAACCCCATTGACGGTCTTCGCGAGCAGGAACGGATGGCTGTCGCTCTCCTGGCCAGGGGAAAAAACAACCGGGAGACCGCTACAGAACTTGGCATCGCAGAGCGCACTCTCTATAACTGGCGTCAAAAACCTACAGTACAACGTGCTATCTTCCTCCGACAACAGCAGATAATCTCAGACAACGAAAGTAAAACTATAGAACTTCTACCCGAAGCTATCGCCACCCTTAAAGCCATCATGCGGGACCCCCTCGCTCGTCCCTCCGATCGCATTGCTGCTTCTCGTGCCCTAATCAACGGTGCAGGTCGCTATCAAGAGACCCAGATGCTAAACCGCAAGCTGGCCAACCTTGAAGCCATGGTGGACCCCCTGACCACTGAACTTCTCCCCGAGGACGAAGACAATCTCCCCTCATTCGAGCCCACCGATGAATGACCGCTTCATCGCTGACTCAACTCGCCCGCCGGGCTGACAAGCTGCAGGCCGCAATCGAACGCCGCAAGGCCCAGGCCACCTCCTCCCCCGAGCCCGCTGTCAGCACCCTGCCCACCATCGACCGGTGGTCTGAATTCGCCCGCCTGACCTGGATCACCACAAGCGGCACTGTCGCCCCGTTCGACCCGTATGACTTTCAAATAGACCTGATAAAGCAGATCTATTCCCATCAAAATGTTATTGTAAACAAATCCCGACAAGTTGGCGTCAGTGAAACTGTTGTCAACGCCTTAAGCTGCCGTGCTGCTACTGAACCGGGATACGTTGCTGTCGTATTCTCCAAAACTCAAGGTGACTCTTCTCAATTAGCTCGCCGCGCTAAGCGGATGCTTAACAGCATCCCAGGTCACTCATTCCGTTACGCCACAGACAGTGCCACGCTAATCAGCATCGTTGGCTTCGGCACTATTCACTTCCTACCCGGCAGCCCTCGCGCTGCTCGCGGTATTCCCTCCTGCTCAGACCTCTGGATCGACGAAGCGGCCTTCGTTGATGGAGCCGAGGAGATCTACCGCGCCGCCAGCCCCACGCTTTCCATGCTGGGCGAAAAAGGCCGGGTGATCGTCACCAGCACACCAGATACCGCCTCTGACTGGTACGGCTCCCTGTGGCACGCTGGTATTTTCCCTGATTGGTATTCCTACGTCGAGCGTGCGCGTGATACCCCCGCCCAGGGCCCTGCTGTTATCGCCGAGCTGAATCGCCGCTTGGCGCAGCTCCCAGACAAGTGGCTCCGCGTCGCAATTCATTACTCCCAACACCCGGTCTACAACCAAGATCCCAACTGGGCGAAGAAAACCCGGGAAGACCGTCGTATCACCCAGTCCGCCTGGGCCACCGAGTACGAGCTTTCCTTCGGCGCCACCGACAGCCAGATCTACCCCTATGACCTGATCAGCCGTGGCGCCCGTGGCTCCTGGCGCGAATGCGGCTCGGTTAACCGTACATATGTACTAGCGATAGATCCCAACGCAGGCGGCAGTGACTATTTCGTAGGACTGGTACTTGATATCACCAGTAAGCCATACGAAGTCGTCAGCCTATACCGTGAAAACGGCCGTAGTACTGAGTACAGCCTGCGCAAGATCAAAGAGCTTATAGAAGACTACATCCCACATCGCATCATCGTAGAAAAACAGGCCATGGGTGCAGTGATCGCTGAAGCGCTCCAAGGCATCGTCCCCGAGTACGCTATTGAGCTCTTCTCCACTTCTCAACCCAGCAAGATCACGGCCACCGATCGCATCCTGTTCCTGTTGGAACACGACGACCTGATATTCCCCGAGGGCGTGATTGTGGACGAACTCCGCGCTTTCCAGCAGAAAGATCACGGAGTCCGTGCCGCTGCATCCGGTTTCAACGATGATACTGTGATGGCTTTGGCCTTTGCCTGCAGTCTGATTCCAGAAACTCCAAATACTGCGGCGTTCTTTGCAAATATCTAAGTGTCCAGTGTAAGTTCCTCTGCACTCATTGTAAGTCCCTCTGCGCCTAGTGTAAGTTCCTCTGTGCGCAGTGTAACTTCGCAAAGTTACATTTCAGCGATAGGATGTAGCACATAGCGCACCAACATCGAGTGTCTGACTCGTCTGATATATTCCGGAATAACGAATCTGTAAGTCGTACAGATGGCGCGTTGGTGAACGTGCTAACTGGCATGGGGACTGCCTCTACCGATCGCAGCGTCGCCACAAGAGTTGCAAATGCTTCACTGCTTTCTCAGACAGAATTAGAAATACTGTATCTAAACGGTATTCCCCGTCGCTATGTAGACAACATCGCAGATACAGTCCTGCGACACCCTGCAACAATTAAGCTAGGCGGGGACGACATCCCCAATGCTAACGATCTAATTGCTGATTTCGATGAATACATTAAAAACCTAGAATTTCGCCGCGCTTATTCCGAAGTTGTCAAGCTCCAACGGCTGTACGGTGGTGCTCTCCTGGTACTGCTGATTGACGATGGCCTTCCGCCTGAAGAACCTGTTGACCCAACACGTATCCGCGCTGTTCGAGGCCTAATCCCGCTGTCTCGCCATGAGGTGATCCCCGAGGACTTCACGATTATTGACTACAGCAAGCCTCAGTTCTACCGGATTTCCACTTCGCAGCGCATGTCGCCCGACCAGACCAGCAGATATGTCGATATACGCATACACGCATCCCGAGTGGCCCGCTTCGATGGGCTGTATCTCCCCTGGAATCTCCGAGTACGTAACGTCGGCTGGGGCCAA